CTGGGGGGATCCAGTTCCTCTAGCGGACAATACGCTATCATTTATATATATTTAGAGATTAATTTCCGTCTTCTTCTTTCGTCGAGTACGCTTCGCTTTTGTGCCACCACCGACGTTCACCTCCTTGACTTCACCACCAGTGGAGTCTCCTGAAACAGAAATAATGTCCGAAACATCATCTTCATCGGCGATACTGTCATTGGTGGGACCAGGCATGGTTGTGTTCATTGGGGGTGGAGGAGGCATCATGATACCACCCATGAGACTCGAGATGTCGACACCTGGACCCTGCATCTCATAGTTACCCGTACCACCCACAGGGGCGTTGTCAGCTGGACCATCTGTGTTCCTGGTCGTATTCTGAACAGCGGACATCATGTTCTTCACGAGATCGGGGTTCTGTTTGATAACATCGTTCATGTTGGGCATGACCGACTTGAACATACTATTCGTGAGGTGGAACATCATTGCCGAACCACCCAACATCATGATCAACTTCACCTCTGGGGCGACACTGACCTTCGAGCGGTACTTGACATACAACTCTTCAAAGACACCGTCGTAGTCGTCAACATTCTCCATAACGGACTCAGACCAACCCTCTAGCTGTATTTCAAAGGGGTTGTAACGCTTGTTGAGGAACTCCAGACCAGTCACACACGCAACCAACATTCGCCTCGAAAAGCGTACCGACTGCTCCACATCTATGCTATATGTGATACGCTTCACCTCTGATCGCAGTTCCTCGATGTTCGAATAGGCTGTGAGTCTCTTGTTTACTGCGAAACCCTTCTTCTCGAGACGCCCCAATTTGTTAATGAGATCAGCCTTTTCTTCGTCGATCGATGTATACCCCTTCGAAGGCTGCTCTTCTTGAGAACCAGGGGCATTCATAGGTTCATCATCAAAGAAAGTCTCTTCATTTTCACCATAGTCAATCTCTTCATCCTGCTGAGGTTGAGTGGGGGCTGATTGTTTATTAGGATTCACAAAAGCATCCATCGCCTCCTGTCGTGGCATCTGAGGAGGAGCTTGTCGGTGTACTGGACGAGGAACCGGCTTGGGACGAGGTGCAGATATCTCAATCTCATCCATGAGTGCCTGCTCATCAGCGTCTAACTTCATCACAGTAGTATTTCCTCGGTCGAGAATTATTTCTTCGTCCATCTACTCTCTATGTAGAAACTAAAAAAAATATCTTTAACGCACTTTAAAAAAATGTATACTTATAATAAATGTTCAAGTTGAATCAAGCGAACCGTAATGCGGTGACTTCCATTATTGTTATGATCTTGTTAATCGTCGCCCTCGCACTCACCCGTAACATCAGTGCGTACCAACCCAGGCCAATCAAGATCAAGGCCGTCTCGGAGGCGTCCATTTTCGATCTCAAGCCCAGTCTCGACTGTGCAGCTGGTTCGGGTAAGGAAGATGATGCCTACAGCATGGGTCTTACTCCCGGTGGTCTCTGTGGTGCTCAGAAACTCGTTGCCGATCATGCTGGCTATGCGATCGAGGATGGAATCGGTGGATCTTTAATCTAAGCTAACTATAAATGGCTCTCATTACTTCCCCTACAGAGACAATTCCCGATCTCAACTATGAGTATCACACCGTGACTATAGATAGTATTGGACAGAGTAGTTCGAACTCGTTCACGGTTTATCTCAATCAACCTATAAAAAATGTGGTACAGGCCAAGCTTATCGCGACACACCTTCACACGATAGACACCACAGAACACTATTACATTTCTATCGAAGAACTCGATTCTAATTTCAACACTAGAGCAAGTAATGTATATGGTGGGCAATCGACATTATCTAAACTTAACGGTTGCTTCGCGAGTCTCGTCTCCACTGCCATTGACCATGGCAACTCGGAACACATTCAGTTATTCCGAGATGATTATCCAGTTATTACTCAATACATTGACCCAATTAGACAAATCAGCCGTCTCACAATTAAAATATTTGATCAGGATGGCAACCTCCTCACTCCCAACGGAGATGATGACCCAAATCACCTGATCATTAGATTCGTGTGTAGAAAACCTAATTTGTAATTTTCTCCCTTTAATATAGTATTACCATGTCTGCAGGCATTGTTCAACTGATTGCGATAGGTGCCCAGGATGAATATATCGTGGGTGATCCCGAAATTTCGTTCTTCAGTTCAACCTTCAAAAGACATGCTAATTTTTCACAATCCATCGAAAAGCAAACAATCCATGGAGCGGTGAAAAACAATTCAATGTCCAGTGTTCAATTTGAACGTTCTGGAGACCTTCTTAGTTATGTATATTTTACTCTCGATGATACCAAACAGGCCCTAGATATTCAGCGTTGGGATACGATCATCGATAAAGTGGAACTCTATATTGGTGGTTCCCTCATAGATACACAAGATGCCATTTTCACAGAGAAGATCGCCATCGATACGTTCGCTCAAAATGTTTCCAAGAGCTCTAACGGAACACACCCAGGTATAAGTGCTCGTTCTTACTTTTACCCCCTTCGTTTCTTCTTCTGTGAAGGGCCTCAGTGTGCCTTACCACTCGTAGCACTCAACTATCATAACGTCGAAATTCGTATTCATTGGGCGTCTGCCGCCTCGAACTATAACATAGAGTGTTACGCCAATTATTATTACTTGGACAACGAAGAAAGAGGTAACATTGCGACGCGTAAACATGACCTCCTGATCACTCAGGTTCAGAAAAATATCGCCTCGGGTGCGGTCATACAAGATCTCACATTCAACCACCCCGTGAAATATCTTGCCTCTTCGGATACAACCACCGATGGTGCTCTCACCTCCCCTACAAACAAGGTGAAGTTAAACATCAACGGTCTCGACGTTGCAAATTATAAATGGGGCAAACCTCACTTTATAGATGTCACTAACTACTACCACACAAACTTCGTAACGTCCCCCGATTTCTTTTTGTACTGCTTCTGTCTTTCCACAAGTTCTCTCCAACCCACAGGAACACTAAACTTCAGCCGTCTCACATCAGCCAAAATCATGAGTGAAACTATGCCCATAAATCACCCCATATATGCAGTCAACTATAATATTCTTCGCATCGAAAATGGTATGGCTGGTCTTCTCTACGCAAATTAAAATGCCTCATTATATTAAATGGTCAAGAATATACCGACAATTGAACGTTCGACCAGGATCCGTTTCGGTAAACATACATTGGAAGAACAGGCTGAAAATACCATTGTTTTCAATGCATCGAACGTGGCGATAGAAGCCACTAATCCAGGTGCAGTGTATCTCAAACCCATTCGATTCAGGGAGGATTTCAGTGACCCCAACATTACACTTCTAATGTATGATTTGGAATCAGGTGAGATTACCGAGTCTGGTGCTGCAGCTTCGGAATTGACAGAACCCCCACTTGAGTTGGTGAGTCAATATGGTGTGAATCCTGGACAAACCTCTCACACCTTACGATTAAATAATGCTTCAACGGCGTTTACAACCGTTTCGAATGTTGGAATTGCGAATGCTTCCCCAATTCACACACTTGATGTGGGTTCGAATATATTTGTAGAAGATACCGGTTCTAACGTACTTTATGTAAGAGGGAACACTTACATCAGAGATAACCTAGAAGTTGGTGGAAACATCAGTTTTACTGGTGATGTTACACAAGTTAATACCACTAATATGGAAATCACTGATGCCATAATTGAAGTTGGTAAAGGTAACACAACTGATGATACAACGACGGATTTGGGTTTTATTCTCACGAGACCCGATGGAGTGTCGAATGTGGTCATGGGTTTTGACGAAGCGAATAACAAGTTCATACTAGGATATTCCGATTCATCTGGTAGTGATACAAATATTGCCGCTAAAACTTCTGAATTCCTCGATCTTCACCTTCATGGTCGATTACTCACGGAATCAAATGTAGGTGTAAACACGACAAATCCAACCTCAAACCTCCACGTTGAGGGAAATGCATATATCTCGACCGATTTGACCGTCAATGGGGATGCTAAATTTAACGCAGATACTCTATACGTAAATGTAAACAGGGATAGTGTCGGTGTAAACACACCCACCCCGGACGCAAATCTCCATGTCGTTGGAAATGTGTACGTTTCTTCAAATCTGACCATTGATACAGACACACTACATGTCGACACTCTCAGTGATAGTATCGGTATCAATACAGATACACCGAGTGCAAACCTGCACGTTGTGGGTAATACATACGTCTCTTCTAATCTGACCGTTGACACAGACACGCTACATGTAGATGTTGTTTCAGATAGTGTTGGTATAAATACACTTACACCCGACGCCAACTTACACGTCGTCGGAAATGTATACGTTTCATCAGAGTTAGATGTAGGCTCGGCGAACCTCACTGTCGACACAGACACATTATATGTTGACGCCGTGAATGACCGTGTTGGTGTAAACACCTCAACCCCTTCAGCACAACTCCATGTCACTGGTAATGTTTATGTATCCGACGAATTCAAAATCGGTTCAGCGAATCTTGTAGTCGATACAGACACATTATATGTTGACGCCGTGAATGACCGTGTCGGTGTTAATACATCAACACCGGTGAGTTCTTTAGATGTCCGTGGAACAGCATATGTGCAGGGTGATACAGAAATTGGTAATGGTTCGAATTTTTTCGTCGATGATTCGACGTTATACGTGAGGGCGGATACTAAAAGTGTTGGTATCGGAACAACTGCACCAAGTTCAAATTTACACGTGGAAGGTAATGTATACGTTAACAGTGAACTCTCTGTCAATTCTCACCTCAAAGTAAATGGTGGTTCGATGTACGTCGATGCGTTGAAAAATAGTGTCGGTATAAACACCACCTCCCCCACCTCAAATTTATATGTTGTAGGAAACACTTACGTATCTTCCAATTTAACAGTCGATACGAACACATTCCATGTCGATACCGTCAATGACCGGATCGGTATAAATACTATCACACCGACCACAACTTTAGACGTTGTGGGTGCGGGTAAAATAACGTCAGATTTCACAGTCGACACGAACACGTTCCACGTGAACTCAGTTCTAGACCGTGTCGGTGTAAATACATCCACACCTACCGTGGCATTGGATGTCGTTGGTGAAACCAAAATAAGCTCAGACCTCAGTGTCGATACGAACACTTTACGTGTTGATGCTACAAATGACCGAGTCGGTATTAATAAAACGTCACCAACTGTTGCATTAGATGTCGTCGGTCAGACAAATATCAGCTCAGATTTAACAATTCCCTCAATACTTTCGGTAAAGCAAAATGATCGAAAAATAGGTATTCGTAATACATCACCAAACGCCACTTTAGATGTTTCCGGCAACGTACACATTACATCTGATGTCACGATAGATTCTGCGAATTTGACAGTTGATACAAATACTCTACACGTTAATGCGTCAACGAAGAGAGTCGGTATTAATAAACTCTCACCCTCGAAAACCCTGGATGTTGTGGGTACGGTAGGTGTAACGAGTAATTTATCTGTGGATGTAGATACTTTCCATGTTGATGCTCTCCACGATAGAGTTGGTGTAAACACTGCAACACCAACCGCAAACCTTCACATCGTTGGAGACGCCTATATATCAGATGCTCTTAACGTGGGTGCGGCCAATTTAAGTGTAGACACTAATACATTATACGTTGATGCATCATCAGATAGTGTGGGTATAAACATAACTTCACCTTCTGCGAATCTCCATGTCGTTGGAAACGCATATGTTTCGAGTAATCTCACCATAGATACAAATATTTTACATGTTGATGCAGTCAATGACAGAGTAGGTATAAAAACAATTACACCCACCTTTGATTTAGATGTCCATGGTACATCTAATGTGGGTGCAACAACTGGAACAACCCTTGAATTGACTGGTACTACACCCACTTTAAACAAAACTTCAGGTACACTCATTTTATCCGGGACAAATGCCGGTTTAGCGGTGGATGGTAATATTCACGCATTGAACGTCAATTTTAATGACGCAGAGGTACGCTCATTAGATGTCGCCGATATCACCGCTACAACTTCAAAAACAACTGGTGCAGTTATCGTCTCGGGTGGAATTGGTGTGAGTGGCAATGTCCACGCAACAAATGTGAATTTCGAAGATGCCGAAGTTGACAGTTTGACTGTCACAGATACGACAAATGCGTCGAGTAAAACATCCGGGGCTCTTCAAGTTGCTGGTGGTGTAGGTATTGAGGGTGCTCTTTATGGTACGACGGGTACCTTTGATGGTGCAATGACATTAACATCGGGTACGACTTCAACTACAAAAACAAGTGGTGCCCTCATCGTTCAGGGTGGTATTGGTGCAACCGGTATGGTTAACGCTGCAAACGCAAACTTTGAAAGTTTAGAAGCTGACAATGTAACAATCACAGATGTGACATCTTCCACAAGTAAAAATACAGGTGCTTTAATACTTAGTGGGACTGGAGCAGGTATAGGTGTTGATGGTAATGTATACTCGACCAACTTTGTTGCCACGAATAAGTTGGCGTCACAGAATCTCACGACACAAAGAATTCCGTATGTTGGTGGTGATAAGTTTCTAGAAGATTCCTATCTGACGGTTGGTACGGATGAAATTATTGTCAATGCCGACCTCACAGTTAACGGTAATCTTTACCTCGAAGGTAATACTTTTACCATAGATGCACAAAACATCACAATTGAAGACCGTGTTCTAGGTATCGCAAATAATAATACTGTACACACACTGGATGTGGGACTTGTCATGAACCACCCAGGTAAAAATATAGCACTCATCCATCACGGTGAAGATGGTGAGTCCCACGAGCATGAATTCACTATAGGGTACACACAAAACACCGTAACAGATAATCACATATTTGATGATACCGCAAATGCAATCACAGTTAACATTCTCGGAAATCTTCTCGTACAAAACAACCTCACTGTCAGTAATTTAGCCAGTTTCAGTGATACCACCCCTTCCACAAGTAAAAGTACTGGTAGTATAACAATTGCTGGTGGTGTTGGCGTAACTGGTGCACTCTATGGTTCTACTGCAAATTTTGATGGGGTGACAAGTATCACCAATACAACTTCCTCTACATCAAAAACGAATGGTTCTCTAGTAGTTTCTGGTGGTGTTGGTGTAAGTGGTGCACTTTATGGTTCCACTGCAAATTTCGATGGTGTCACGACTATTACAAATAGTACCTCTTCAACTACACACACCAACGGTGCTCTCGTTATAAGTGGTGGTTTGGGTGTTTCAGGGAATGTGAATGTCAATGATAAAACATTCCTAAACGGTGTCACACATGTCAAGAACATAACACCCGCAACAAATGCGGATACGGGTGCGTTGCAAGTAGATGGTGGCGCCGGAATAAATGGAAATGTGCATGTTGGTACACACCTCTACGTAGAAAGGGGTCTGATTACAAACACAGATGCTGTTACCAAAAAAACATACTCATTTAAAGGTACTTTGGCAAATGGTACGACAGTGAATGATGCAGAATTAAATCTCGCATTCACAGATCACGTCTTCCATGCGAAGGTTGTAGCCATACTCGTCGAAGGTAATTCCGACGTGAGCACGTTAAGTTTCGAGGTCACGGGTGGATATCTGGGTGGTGCAAGTACTGGAGCTGATATCGCGAGAGGTCCCGTATCCGTTTTCGGTACATCTATCGCAAACCCATGGAATAACAATGTTGTCGTCACGGATCACGATGACATCTCTTTCAAACCTTCGGAAACAATGGCAGCTGCAGGTAGCTATAACGTCTTCGTCGAATACATTTCCCCTTCATCATCTGGACAACTCGAAAGTTATGCGGTGGGCGGTGGTTCACGTGTAAACTTCAATTATTAATTCCTCCAAAGTGGACCGCTTCCCATTTTGCAAGAAAAAACCTTCCCTCATAGTAGAAAGGATGTCGACCAACAAGAAGACGCTCATCGACGGAGACTTCCAGGTTGGGTCGAATCAATTTAAAGTGGACACCGAGAACAACTATGTTGGTTTCAACAACGCCACACCCCAAAATAAGATTGATGTTCAAATTGGAACGAGAACTGGTACGCACTCGACGGGTAAACCCCTCTACGTGACAGGTGTTACGAATACAAGTGGTGCAGAGTTCGTCTCGGATGATGGTACAGCTGGTATTGGCATTGGTTCGAGTAATATCTTCGCGACGGAGACCAATCAGAACATCACAATCACCCCAGACGGGACGGGTGCTGTCGGAATCAAGACGGCCACCCCAAACCCGTCGGGGGAAACATTCGACCTTTGGGTTCAAGGGGATACAAAAATTACTGGGAATGTCACGGTCAATGAAATATTCGGAGATGGTTCAGGTCTCTTCAACGTGGCTGGAACGCAGTGGGTCTCATCATCTGAAAACATTTACTTCCTCAATAACACCGGTTCGGGGGAAGGAAAGGTTGGTATTGGTAAAACCGTACCAGAGTACAAGTT